CTCGGCACGGGATAGTCTTTTCCAAGCTGAATCTAGACGATGCAAAGAAATCATCGATTCAATTAATGCGGATCAGAATAAAAACAACAGACATTTTTGTATATTTGATGAATTGTATTCTGGAACAAACCCAGAAGAAGCGATTAAAGCTGGGTCTGCCTTTTTGAAATACTTGACTTCGTATAAAAATGTACAGTTCATTTTAACAACACATTATAAGGAAATATGCAAACAATTCAAAAAATCAGAACATATATCTAATCATAAAATGCTGGTAAATATTAACAAAGATGAGACTTTCGATTATACATATAAATTTACCAAGGGTATTTCTGAAATAAAGGGAGGACTGAGAGTATTAAAAGATATGGACTATCCTCAAGAAATTATTAATTTAATTGCAAAATAATTAATTACATAATAATATAGACACTTATTCTATATTATTGGTATTATGAATATTATTCAAACCTGGAAAGATAATAATATTCCAGATAAATACATTCATTTTCGAAAAAGCGTTGAACATAACAAGGGTAAATGGAACTATATGTTTTTTACAGATATTGATATTGAATTGTTTATGAATAATTATGCATACGAGTACAAACCTATATATGAAAACTTTCCTCATAAAATTCAAAAAATAGATTTTTTCCGCTATTTGGCTATATATCAATTCGGTGGGGTATATTTAGATTTAGATATTTTATTGAAACGACCATTGGATGAACTATTAAAAGAACCGGAAATATGTAAATTTCCGGTCGAGATTGATCGCGTGCACGATACTATTATAACTAGAAATAATTTCCATTCGTTGATTGGAAATTATGCATTTTATGCACCTGCAAAACACCCTTTTATTAAAAAAATAATAGACAATATAGTCAATGAAAGACTCGACAAAAATGATATTGAATTGGCCCAAATGACGAATGGAGATTCAAAAGAAGAAGTGCATATATATTGTACAACTGGACCTATCATGGTTACACAATCTTATATTGATTATCAGGATAAGTCAACAGTGGAGTTAATCAAACCTACCCCATTCATAAAGGATTCTTTTGGTGAATATGGCGTTCATTGCTGTTATGGTAGCTGGAAATAATTATTTCTTTTCAAATATGATTATACGTTCGCCAGTTTCTCTGTGGCTAGTTGAATTCACGTTTTTATTATGCATTGTTTGATTAGATACGAAATGAAAATATTTACTAGTGATCTCATTCATATCTTTTACCAAGTCATATTTTTGCTTAACATTAATCGAACCATAGTCGGAAATGATATAACAAATCTTTCCGCCTTTTTCTAATAACAATTGTGATAGCATAATTGTTTTTTCCCAATATTTATGCAACCATTCATTGTATGTATCGTAGGTATTTGTGCTTTGATCAGGACTGTCATATAATTCCAATTTATAATACGGGGGGCTGAAAAATACAACATCGAAATGTTCTCTATACTTATTAATAAATGTTTTTGAATGATATAATTTTTCTGATGGTTTGCACAGTATGTTCACGTCTGCGTTATAATGTTTTGCATAATGTTTCGTTTTTTTACATACCTCGGGGATTACATCTGTACCCACATACTCCACGACTTCGGGACATTCTAAAAATCCGATTAAATAAGAACTCCACCCCAACGTCGGTGTAAATATTTTAGTACCTTTCAATATGGATTTATTCAACGAATATACCAAATAGGGGTTCAAGATAGATGCTCTAAAATAAAAGGAGGAGAACACGCTTCCTAATCTACCAATTTTCATATAATATACCGCACTCGGCGTCAATATTTTGTAATCTATTATATTTTTGGTATACAGATCGTATGTAATATCCAAATAAGACGGGTTATTCTGGAATCCAGATTTAGTTTTTTGTAGTATATCATAGAAATGCATATTTCGAATCACACTTTTGTATAATACCGCCTTGTTGTTATTCATATGTTCTCTTTTCATGGGTTCTATATTTGAGTCTATAGTGGTATTTCTATCATTTACTAACAATGATGTATTGTAAAAACGTGTTAAATATGCAGTGCGGCCCTGAATATTTGTGTACAGCAATTCTATACTTGACCTATCTATTTTTTTATGCTTCATGTATTCTTTTAAATCCTGAGTTTTTGCGTTAACTACAACCTTTGCAGAATTAATAAATTGATCAAGCGTTTGGGTATCGGCGGGAGAACATTCAAATATTTTTAAGAATTCTATTAATGTTAAAAATTTCATAATATATAATATGCATAAATAAAATGATGATACTATGAATGCAAAGTATGGAAAAACCTAACCCATATTTTCAAAACGATAGTGGAAAAAACTTCAATTGTGCATAAAATACCCTAAATGGGAAAAATAATATTATGAATGCAGCTATCAATGATCATATACACCCTTGAAGATTTAAAATGTGAAATAGTACGGATTTCGCTTGACGATGCCTACAAATAACCTATTATATGAATATAATAACACGTTGTATGTAGTCATACTATGTATATATAGTAATATTTGATATATATATAAATTCAAGTATATATCAAAAAAATGTTAAAATTTTCGCAAAAGACTTCATTGGGATTTTCAAAAAAGGACATTTATTTTTGTCCTTTTTTACTTTTTCCAATGAAGTCTTTTGGAAAAAAAAACACATTTTTTCATTTAAAGCTTTATGCTTTCAATGCAAAATAAATAATTATGGATTGGCTGCACACTTTTAAAAATAAGTTTTAAAAAAAACAATTTAGGAACTTTTTCTGTTAGGAACTATATACTAACAATCCTAATATGAAAAGTTCCGAAAGTTCCAATAATTTTTATTGTAAAATATGCAACTATTCTACGAGCCGAAAAAGTCAATATAGGCGCCATTTATTGACTGCAAAGCATCAAATCCTAACAAATCCTAATAAAAAGGTTCCACTTGATAATTTCAATATATGTGAATGTGGCAAAGCATATAAGCATTTGTCAAGTTTGTGTGCACATAAAAAATTATGTACTATAATAAATTCTAAACCTGGTTTGGTTGAAAATAATTCGGATTATATACCATCGACGCAGTTAATAACTGAGGGAACTGGTGGGGTTATCGAATTAATCAAACAAAATCAAGAGTTCAAAGATTTACTGGTAGAACAGCAAAAAACAAATCAGAGTCTACAAAAACAACTTATAGAAGTAATAAAAGATAATAAAACTATTAATAACACAACGAATAATAATCAAAAATTCAATTTAAATTTTTTCTTGAACACGACTTGCAAAGATGCAATGAATATGTCGGAGTTTATTGAAAATATAGAAGCCGATTTCAAAGATATAGAGAACATTGGAAGAAATGGATATGTCAGTGGTATGACAGATATGATCGTTTCGCGGATCAAAGAGTTAGATATTACAAAGCGCCCCCTACATTGTACAGATTTGAAGCGCGAAACAATGTATATTAAAGATAACAATGAATGGTACAAAGATACGCCAGAGAATTCAAAATTGCATAAAATGATAAATTGCGTAGCCGAAAGGAATTATGCGGTAGTACCATTATGGAAAGAAAAACATCCGGAGTCTAGTAATTGGGATCATCCGCAATATGAGTTTTGTATTGATATGATGAAGAATGTATTGGGAGATATAGGAAATGAACAAACGCGTTTAGATAACAAAGTAATCAGGAAATTATCCCGACATATTTTGGTCGATAAAGACCAATTGGTATAAAAATATTAAAAAAATAATATTTTTATATTGTAAATGGAAAAACATTCAAAAATCAATATTTTATTACTCATATTTTCTGTAATGGTACTTTATTCAATTACTATAACTGCTTTCAAAAACGGATTGCCTACTTGTAAAAATTACGTAATGAATACGTATTTGTATTTAGCACTGAGTATATGTTTTATGTATTACATAATTATCAATTTCAAAGAATATTTTGAATATTCACTATTCGCATTCATCGTTGGTATCATTGTACTGATTACTATGTCATTTATTCAAAATGATAATGCACAAGCGGTGATAACTCATCATATGTTATGGATAGTATTTTTGGTTTGTCTATCGTTTATGACCATACCAATTGTCAAATTTAGTGCAATCGAAAATATATATTTTGCACTATTTGCTACGTTTTTGATTTTCTTAGTAATGTCAATGATTGTCTATATCTACCCTACGTTTTTTGAGAGTACGTTTCATTTCGCCTTTTCAGGTTTGCTCTTGGCACTAATAACCATTATTATAATTGAATTATATTATATTTTTATCAAAGGGAAGTATCCTGAAAATATGTTTCGTATTATTTCATATATAGTCATTGTGGTTTTCTCATTATTTATTTCATATGATACCAGTTTAATGTTTGAAGAAGCAAAAATCTGTAGAAAATATGCAAATTATCCTAGATCAAGTCTTAAGTTTATCCTTGACCTTGTTAACATTTTTGTTCGTACTCTGGGGTTGCAAAGTCGGTGAAGATTTAACTGGCATCGCACTTATTTTCTTCGGTTGTAATACAAAATGCAAACTATCAATCGTATAACTAGTCATAAATTCTTCGTGTTCGGACATACTATTATGCCCTTAGTAATATAAATGAGACAACTTTAGATTGTTTCAAACTAATTACACCGGCCACAATTTGTAAATATAATATTATACTTACAAATTTTTATTAGAAACTAGATTGTTCCGCGTTTACAATTTTTATTACTCTACTGATAAATCAGTACCCATACCCGTATGTTGTTGCTTAGAGCTCAGGGGTTTGCGGGGGCGTTTTTCAGTAGAAACATTCATCTGTCTGGTCTCGCACATAATAGGTCCATCCAAAATGCCGTATACATCAACCGCCTGAAATTCGTGTTCGCTATTTCCGGGGGTCATGATACCTAGCTCAACATACTCCCCTTGTACAAGATATTTATATTGAGAATCGGAAACGCGAATGGATGAATAGTGGGTGAAAATATCCTTGCCCTTTTGCTCACCATTACGCAAGGTAATGAACCCATAACCAGTTTTATTATTAAACCATTTTACTTGTCCTGTAAATCGTTCAGTGGTACTCATTGTATTACACTATACAGTACTAATAGTATTTCGTTTATATCATTTCACATATAATATAATAGCTTATTCTGTGTGAAACATAGTTATAAACTCTATGTATGGTGGTATTTCGTAATATTCGATTGAATAACATTTTGTCATAAATAAGTCAAAGTATGTAGATTTCGGTTTGTCAACAGAGAGAATGTTTGTTAATGATTTTAATTGTTGACAATGTATATTTTTTGGATGGGTTATATTATGCAATGGGATGTGTACATTGTTATTTTCAACCGCTAATTTTTCCCAGGGTAATTCTAAATAATTCATAAATATATAAATATACGCAATTGAAATCATATCGTCTCGTCTAGCATATGAATTGCCTTGGTATAGATAATAGCTAGCATAATTAGAGCTACCTATGATATTATTGTTATTCACATTTGGTATCATTTTTTTATCACCATCAATGTAAAACGTAGAAATACCAAAATCGATCAAATACAATTGTTTATCTTTGAACATGAAATGATGAGGTTTGATGTCTCGGTGCAATACGTAGTTTTTATGAACATCACTAATAATACTTATTATTGATAACATAATACAATTTATCTGATCACTATCCAATGTATGGTTCAAAATATAATCCTGTAAAGAGCAATCGTATTTTGGCATAATCAACGTCAAATGCTCTGTATACGTACCATACCAATATATAATGGGTATATATTTACAACTGTTATCATATAGATATTTCAGTATCGTTGCTTCATTTTTCAACGTCTTATACTGTTGATTTTTCTTTTCAAATTTTATAGCGATTGGTGTATATGTTTTCATATTCTTTCCACTGTATATATCGCCAAATTTTCCATTTCCTATACGTGAAAGTATTTCGTATTTATTAATAATTATATGGCCGACCGATATATTTTCCATATATCAATGTATTGAAATATATATATATGTATGTAATATACATAGGCAATGAAATATTTAAATAAGTTAGAGAATATATTAGATAAGATTTCACCTTATTATATAGTATTGATATCCATATTTCATATACTAAATTTTTCATACATTATATTGTTTTCATTTTTCGGAATAGTGATAGTTGACCAAATATATATTAAATACTACAGTCGCTTTACGCAATTATTTGTGTGTTTGTTTTTGATAATAAAGTTTCACCCGTTTAGAGAACATTCATTGAGGGCTGGAGATTCAAACATCATATTTGCAAGTGCATTCATATTATTAATTAATTTAGGTATATTTCAATATATGAATATAAATATGCAGTCGATCGAAAGTACGTTAAACGAAATCGTATAAAAATTGACGACAAAGGAACGATAAATATATACATTTACAATAATCATCTTTCACCAATTCCAAATAGGAAGTGGTGAACATTACAATATCTGATTTGGAGAATATATAATAAACTCCATATTTTGTTTATTTTAGCTAATCAGTGGGCAGTAATGAATGTTAAAGAAATTTTTGATTCTGCGTTAAAAGATCCGTCATTGCTATCAACGCTTGACATAGATAACTTACTAAAATCATTAGACAATGAAAAAAGTGATTATTTAGAAAAGAAAACCATAACCGGTATAGATAAAGAAATTTTCAATACATTGCAAGAAAATATTTTAGGCGTAGAACCCCAAAAAGTTGCTTGCAACAAGCTGATTGGGTATCGACTCGTTGACGAATTGCACGAGTTGCATAAAGGGAAACATATAAGATGGATACGCAAAGGTACATATAATTTGACGAATGGGGGTATCGTTGTAGATGTCAAATTTTTAGATACTGGTACGCATATATTGTGTAAAAATTCAATGAATCGTTTTATACAATATAAGTTTGATGATTGTATTACATTTCAAAAATTGTCGGAGATAGAACAATTGATTCTCATGGCATACGAAGCCAGTATTTAGTTTTTGATATAAGACTTTCTTGTAAATTTATTAGTTGTTTTATTTCGTTTTTGTGTTTTATTTCGTTTTCTAGTTGAGAAGAAAAACTCGCGAATGTGATACATCATTTTTTTTGATACGATTTCTTGTTCCTTGATATATTTACTATGATCGCGTATATTTCTTTTGAAAATATTTATTTTCATACTGCGCGTTAAAAATTGATCGCGGATAAGCGGTTCATATTTTTGTAGCGCGAATTTATATTTCGATGAAAATAGACGATTCAAAATATCATATGAATTCATTTTATGGAAATAAGCTTTGGGTTGAATATAATAAATTCTCTCTTTTTTCATTTCATCAAATTCAATATCATCTATAAAGCAGATTGCTGTTTTTTTGGGCAACAATGTGCAATTAATTAGATCATCGTGAGTTTTTTTATGTGTTGATCGACCGATTTGGACAATTTGGTTATTTATTTTAAAAGCATATATAATTTGATCAAATAATGCATAGTTATTTTTTTCAACCTTGTTTGATAAATAATCAGCGATCATATTTACTGAATAAGATTGAGATTGATTGTTTGTATAAATATAAAGTTTCTGACATTCTCCAGATTTCTTTTTTTTGTTTACATATTTCAATATATCTATTATATTTGGTCTTAAAAATTCAGGATACAAGTCTAACAATTGGGTATGGCTAATTGGGGGAGACGATCCAGCTATCTGCTGTATTG